TGTCATCTTTTTTCGTCCGCATGCTTCATTGTTGCTTCGTGGTCGTTGCGTTCGGCCTCGTAACGATCTTTCCATTCCTCGACTTCGGCGTATGCCCGGTCGATCTCGTCTTTTAGGGAACCAGCTAGTCTCAGCGCCGCCCGCAGGCCATCGTTCTCAGCCCGCAGCCGCTCGATTTCGTCGGCGGCCTCGGCCAAAAGATCGCCACCGGGGCGGGCGCCATGCCGGTATATGTCATCCCATGTGCGCAGCCGTTCCACGATGTCAGAGGTCATCGCGCTCCCCCCGTGGTTAGTGCGGCCCACAGGAATCTCCAGCCGACGCGCAGCATCTCGCCACGACTCATGCGCCATTTTGTTTTCATCTCAGGGTTCAGGTCTGAGATAAACAGGAAGCCACGCTCATACTTTATGAGCGGACCAGTTGAATGACAAAACATTATCATTTGGTATTGCGCCTCCCCTTTGGCCGCGGAGAGACATCCCACTCATCGTTTTTCTTAGCCATAAGTTTCCACGCCAACTCAGATGCGCGCAGCCGCTCGATCTCGGTCTCATAAATATCTGCGGCCTTCTTGGCTGCATCTTCAATTCCGCGCAGCCGCTCGATTTCGTCGGCGGCCTCGCGCTTCAGTGGACCATCTATGCGAACCATTGCGTCGCCGCCCGCGCGCAACCGTGCCACGATGTCTTCACTCATCGCCGACATCTCCAGGTCTTGCCGTAGTCGACCCGATGCATACCGTGACGGGAGCAGACATCGCGGGCCGGCGCGGCCTGGACGGCGGGCCGTTCCTTCGGCACCGGCGGATCTTTGATTGCTTCGGCGATGGCCCGCACCGGCTCAGAGGTGGCCACCCGCATCATGACAATCGGGATGACTCTCACCCGCTTGGCCAACAGCAACTCGACCGGCGCCCATCTGTCCTCGAACGAGAGGGGTTCGGTCGGAAATCCTTCGGCTGGCCACCAGCGATCATTGAACGTGTCAACAGCCGGTGGGGTGAGAACCCCCTGTGTCCGGACCGGGGTTTCCACCCCAATCAGGGCGAACACGGCGAGCGTCACCAGCACGACGAAATATGTCACGTCGCGTGGGCGCAATCGGCCGCTTAAGCGCCATGTGGCGATGACGTAGCGCATCAGTCTTTACCCTCGTGGAAGTCGTGGAAGTCGTCCCAGCAGTCGCCAGCGAGTTGGACAAACCATTCGCGATCAGGAGCGAAATCCAACTCTTCTGGCTTTCCTTTCGCCCTCGATGCGGCGACCGCGCGAGAACAAGCATCAAAGAATAATCCGTGATGCATCAAGGCTGTGAGCGTGCCGATAAGACCGGGTTCTTCGCCGACCTCTTTCAAAATCGGCAGGTCGTATAGCTTCTGTAATTCCTCGGCGACCTTCTCATGCACCGCCCGCACTTCCGCGAAGAGACGCTTGTCCTCGTCGGTTACGGGTTCGCTCATGTTTGGCTCCCTTTTGTCGCCATGCCCGGCCACGCAAATGCGCTCCCATATTGCGTGACCGGTACACGGCATCCCGAGAACGGGTATCCCCGGGCTACTTCATTTACGTGACCGTTCTCTTCTGATTTCGTAATCTTTCAGCTCTGGCCAAACCACGGCTGCGGCTTGCAAATGGGAGTCCAAGATTAGAAGCACTTCCTCCTTTGAGGAGGCATTCCATCCCCCGGCATGAAATATGCTGTCAGCATTTGTCATTGCGATCTCTAACCTGATCATGGCTGCTGTCTCGGTGGCAGCACGCGCAACCGCGTCTTCATGTCATCGTGTGTCGGTGGCCCGCCATTGCGCGGCTCGACACCGTTGAGCACACGATGGGCGTCCAGCATCTGCTCGCCGAAATGCTTGAAGCGTCCGTTCATCTCCTCGATCTGCTGCGCTTGTGCCCGCATTTGGGTCAGCATGATCTCGGCCAGCGACTTGCTCTGGTCGAGGATTGCCTGCGCCTTGCTGAGATGGTCTTCGGCGGCGCGCACCAGAGCATCGGCGAGACCCTCGCCCAGCCGTACAAAGTCATAACCGGCAGCATGATCGTCAGACATTTCGTTCTCCTGAAACGATGCGATAGGCTTTGTTGGTGCCACCCTTGATCTGGTAGTCGGTCGCCGCGAGGGCGGAATTGATGTGGTTGATGTGGACCGAGATCGTGTTCGGGGTGGCCGCGTCTTCGCGGTAGATCATCTCAGCTAGATCCTTGCGCCGGATGCCGTCCGGGCCGGCGCGTACGATGGCGTCCACGATGTGCAGCCACATCGGCCGCATGCGCACGCCAAAGCGAAGGGACCTGAGCGATTGGCCGCAGTGCGGGCATATGGAAGTGGTTGCCTTCATCGCCTTATCCGGGTTCGCAGTCGTTTTTCCAATTCCTGGCTCAGCCGTGTTATCTCGTCGCCATCCTTGTGTGTTCGCAGCATTGCCATGCGAAACACCAGCAGACATTCGCGGACTCTTCGCTCTTCCATCTCCTCGACACGATTAGTTGGATTTCTCGCGAACATAGTTCCGGTCCCAAAATGTGTCAGCCAAATACGGCGCTACCTCGCGGTCAAAGACGCTCAACTCGGAATGCATCATTCGGATTGTGGCGCTGCCGCGCGATGCGGCAAGAACGGCAGCGCGTGCGCCGTAGAAGAACATCAGACGCGCCATCTCGATATCGACGGGGTCCAGCCGCTTCTCGAGCTCGAAGCGTTTGTGGAAGTTGTCCCAGGCGCTTTTCAGCGGCAGCGTCGTGCCGGTGCCGTTGTGATCGTCCGCCATCACGTTCCCTCTTCCGAGATTTTTGCGACGTGCTCTTTGATGCGCTCGATCAGGCGTTTGTGGTACGGGACGTTGAATGCCTGGAGCTTGGCAAGCTGATCCGCGTTGCGATTGGTCAACTCGTTGACCGCATCCACCGTTTGCTGGGCGTCGATGTCGGCCAGGAATTTGGTACACCACTCCGTCCATTGCGCCTGTTCACCCGTGACCGGCTTTGAGGGACCGGCACCCCGCGCGTCGTCGTCCTCCTCTTTTGACACGGTAAGGCCGAGCGCAGCTTTCAGAGTATAGCGCTGGAGATACGTCACTGCAGAACCAATAGCCTGGATGGGGTTCTTGTTGCCGCTGATATCCGGCATACCCGGCAGCGTCGTTTCCTCCATATGACCATCGCGGTGAGAGATGATGCAGGTAACGGAGATCACATCCGGCGACGAGGATTCGGTGCGCCAGCGAAAGGAAAGTCCATGTTTGCTAAGCGCTGGACCAATGACGTTGGCGATCTCAGCGAGATCCTCATAACTGTATTGCGTATGTCCCTTGGAGGACCGGAAATCCACGCGATTGGTTTTGAAGATTTCCGGCATTTCGGCTTTTGCGTCCGCAATTGCAGCGCTGAAAGCCTTGCGTGCCCGATTGGCTTCCGCGCGCTCCTGCAATGCCATAATTTTTTCCATCACTTCGACACTTGCGCCGCTGATGAGGGCTTGGTGCATGAGATCGATAGGCATGACGGTGGTTGCATCATCGGCGAGTTCAACGGCGGTGTTCATTTGGTCCTCGTTCAACGGATTGCTAAAATCGGCTCTGCGTTGCTCAGGGTCGCGCCCGCTACTGGCACGCCCTGATCGATCAGTTCCTTGATGAGCACTTTGTTGGGTTCGCGCTTGATCCGGACGCAGTTATCCGGAAGGGCGGCTTCATCGGTGATGATGACATGAGGCACGCCAGAGCGAACGCTCAGGGTCGCGCGAACAAGCTCGAGTTTTTTCACTTCGGCCTGCTGCATCAGGCGCAACGCCAGCTCACGCAATGCCTCGATGCGCCGTTCGAACTTGGCTTTGCGTTTCTGGTAGTCGGAGATCAGGCTTTTGGTGCCGAGAACGGATGCTTCGGCCTCCTTCACCTGTCCGACTAGCCGGCCAAGGAACTCATTCAGGTTTGTCTCAGCCTCGAGCATCGATGTGAGGAGGTCCTCGTCGTCGTTGTCCCAGAGATCGGGGCAACGCAGGCGCAGCATTTCGATCTGCATGCGGACATTTGCCGGGTCCAGGCTCCTGCCCTGCTGCCATGCGCGCACTTCGCCACAGGCCGCGCTCGTTGGATTCTCGGTCATGACAGGCCAGTGCAAAGCAGGATCAGGGCGACGGCCCAGACCATGAAGAAGAAGCCGGCGACGAACTCGGCGGCGAGGAAACTACCGGTGTGGGGTGAGAGGTGCAGCATGGGGCGCTCCGTGGATGACGGAACGAATGTACACTCCGTGCACAGCATCGGTCAAGCGGAAATGTGTTCCTACTGTACACCGGATTTGAGTGCTGACTAGCTGGCTGTTTTCAGCAGGGTCTTGGCGATTTCGATGATCTGCCGGCGCTGGCCTGGCTTGGCGTGATCCCACACTGACCAGATGTCTTCAGGGTCGGCTGGATTGCGCATGATGAGGCTGGCCGGATCGGTTCCGAGGGCTTCCGCGATGGCCTCCAGCAACGGCTGGGCGTAAGGCTGGATACCGCGCTCGATACGGCTCAAGGATGCGTGCGTCGTTCCGACGCGTTCGGCGAGGCGTTCCAGTGTGAGGCCACGATGCAGGCGCCATTGCCGGATGAAGGTACGGCGATATTGATGCCGAGTTGCCTGAACCATGTACACAATATGTACGTAGCACTTGGTGGATTGAATGTCATCTTGTGTACAAGCACATTGACCGCGATTGTGCGCAGAGTGTACAATTTGATGCATCATGCATCTTTCGGATTTCATGACTTTGTGCGCTCTGTCGGATGACGCTGTTGCGGCAGCGATAGGGCGTTCGCGCGTGAGCGTGAGCCGATACCGGCGCCGACTGGTACGTCCGGATTGGGAAGCCATCGAGCAGATTCGGAACTACTCGAAGGGTGCGGTAACAGCGGACGATTGGCTCGAGCCGCTGATCGATGTGCGGCCAAGCATAGGTTTAAGACGCGCGGCAATTTAATCATCCACACGGGGTTGGCTATGGTTGGACGCCAGCTCAGACCGATATCAATCCGCGAAATCATCATCGGCGCCGTGCTGATGGCTCTCGGCATTGCGATCGCCGTTCTGGTGTTGACCTGGGATATCGCGCTATGAGCCGCCAGCTCGATATATTTGGTGGGAAACGCCAGCGCGGCACGCAATTACCTTCGCCGAAGGAATATGAGCTGCATTGCATGGTGGCGGATGCATTGCACCGCTGGTGTCATCCGGATTGGCGATATACGCATATACCGGCCGGAGAATACCGAACGCCGGCAACTGCGGCGCGGCTTGCTCGGATGGGTGTGCGACCTGGCTGGCCGGATTTTGTGTTTATCAGCAGGATACCAGGTAGTCCGGCGCAATTCATGGAGTTGAAGCGCCGCGGCGGACGATTATCGCCGGATCAGGAGGATTTTGCACGCCACGCGAAGGCAGGCGGCTGCGGACATTACGTGGTGGATAGTTTTGATGATGCGCTGCGTGTGTTGCGTGATGTGGGCATTGTGCGGGTGAAGGTGACGGCGTGAGTGATGAAATACATTTCGATATGTTCCGGCATCGAGGCGGCGAGCGTGGCATGGCACCCGCTGCGCTGGTCGCCTGTTGCATTTGCCGAGACGGAAGCTTTCCCGCGCGCGGTGTTGGCACATCATTATCCCGGTGTTCCTAACTGGGGCGATGTTAATGGATTTAAGGAATGGCCACTCGCAACTGTCGATGTTCTCGTCGGAGGAACCCCGTGCCAATCCTTCAGTGTCGCGGGACTTCGCAGAGGAATGGCTGACCCGCGCGGCAACCTCGCACTGGTCTATCTTGCAATTGCTCAGCGCTATCGGCCCGAGTGGCTGGTCTGGGAGAACGTCCCCGGAGTGCTGTCGTCCAATGGCGGACGGGACTTTGGTGCCTTCATCGGGGGCCTGGAGCAACTCGGGTATCATGCGGCTTGGCGAGTGCTTGACGCTCAGTACGTGCGAGTGGACGGCTATCCACGCGCAGTCCCGCAGCGACGAAGGCGTGTATTCGTTGTCGGACATTCTGACTGGCGACGTGCCGCAGCGGTACTTTTTGAGCGCGAGAGCCTGTCGGGGCATTCTCCGCCGCGCCGGCAAGCGGGGGAAAGAGCTGCCCCGACAATTGCAAGCCGCACTACAGGCGGTGGCGGACTCGGCACCGACTTCGACTGCGAGGGCGGGTTGATCGCATTCGGCGGCAATGACACCTCCGGGCCGATAGACGTTGCGACGGCGCGGAATGCCCATGCGGGACCGCATGGGCGCCTGGATTTCGAGAGCGAGACATTCATCGCGCACGCGCTGCGCGCCGATGGCTTTGACTCGAGCGAGGACGGCACCGGGCGCGGCGTGCCGCTGGTCTCGTTCCAGAGCAATGCCGGCGGCCAAGGCGGCGAGATCACATATGATGTTTCGATCACGCTCAAAGCGCAGACGGGCTGCGGCAACGGCATGCCTGCCATCGCGTTTGACGCGCGCCAGAGCGACGTCATCCAGTACGGCGACAGGACCGGGCCGCTCGACACGGACGGCTCGAGCATCGCGGTGGCGTTCGACATGCGCGGGCGCGAGGGCGGGAGCCAGTTGGAGGGGCCGCACGACACCGCAAATATCCGCGCGGCAAACGGCGGGTCGAGCAAGTCATATGTCGCGCAGTCATGGGCCGTTCGCCGCCTGACGCCGCTGGAGTGCGAGCGGCTGCAGGGCTTTCCGGACGGCTACACGGCGGTGCCGTATCGGGGGAGGCCCGCAGCCGACGGGCCTCGATACAAGGCGCTCGGAAACTCGATGGCTGTCAATTGCATGTCCTGGATCGGGCGGCGCATCGAGATGGTTGCGGGGATGTGATGGACGAAATCCCGGACAATGTGGTGGCGTTCAAGGCCTCGCGCGAGGGATGGCAGAAGAGATGCGTTCGGAACAAGCAAGGGAAGATCATCCCCAATCACGCATCGGCGATGAATGCGTTGCGGTTTGATGCGGATTTGCGTGATTGCTATGGGTATGACGACATGGCGCGCGCGGTCGTGGTGCAGCGCGAAATCGGGCGGATGGATTCGGCCAATCGGTGGGTGACCGATGCGGATATTGCGTCCCTGACGGAATGGCTGCAGGAAAACGGGCTGGCCGGCGTTGGGCCTGAGACGGCGCGATTTGCAATGGCGGCGCGCGCGCATGAATGCAATTTTCATCCGGTGATCGATTATCTCATGAGCCTGGTTTGGGATGGGGTGGAACGGCTTGGAACGTGGCTGACGGTGTATTTGGGTGCGCCGCTGGACAAGTATAACGAGCATATCGGGCGGATGTTTTTGATCAGCATGGTTGCGCGGGTGATCGATCCCGGGTGCCAGGCTGATCATATGATTGTGCTCGAGGGGCCGCAGGGGATATTGAAGTCGAGTGCGTGCAAGGTGCTTGGGGGGCCGTGGTTCAGCGACGGGCTACCGGACATCACGGCGGGCAAGGAGACGTCGCAGCATCTGCGCGGCAAGTGGCTGATCGAGGTGGCCGAAATGCATGCGATGTCAAGGGCTGAGGCGGCGTTGTTGAAGTCGTTCATCAGCCGAACGACGGAACGATATCGGCCATCGTATGGGCGTATGGAGGTGCAGGAGCCGCGGCAGTGCGTGTTCGTCGGGACGACCAACCAGGATGCATATCTGCGCGATCCGACTGGCGGGCGGCGATTCTGGCCGGTGAAGACGGGGGTGAGTGGGCGCATTGAGTTGGGATTGCTGGGCGATGCCCGGGATCAGTTGTTTGCGGAGGCATTGATTGCATATCAGGACAGGGTTCCGCACTGGCCGGATGCCCAATTCGAGCGAGAGTTGATAATGCCCGAGCAACAGGCGCGTTATTCGGGCGATATCTGGGAGGATCGGATAGAGCGGTATATCGCCGACAAGGAGCGGGTGACAGCGGCCGAAATAGCGCGGGATGCGTTGTCGATTCCCGATGGGCAAATGCGGCACGAGCATGCATTGCGCATTGCATCGACATTGCGCGCTGCGGGCTGGGAATTGCGGCGGTCCGAGCGTGTGCGATGGTGGAAGCGGATCGGATCGTGATGCGTTTTGCATATGCTGATCCACCCTACCTGGGGTGCGGAAAGCTTTATCCGGAACATCCGAATGCGAAAGTTTGGGATGACGTCGAGACGCATTATCGGTTGATTGATCGGTTATTCGAGCAATACCCGGATGGATGGGTGCTCAGCTGTCATGAACCATCATTGCATTTGCTGCGGTCTTATGCCGGGCGCGATTGCAGGACCGGGATATGGGTCAAGCCGTTTGCGGTATACAAGCCGAATGTCAATCCGGCTTATGCGTGGGAACCAATTATTTTCAGGGGCGGACGGCCATTCGAACGATATGACGATAAAGCAAGGGATTGGATCGCGGCGAACATCAGAATGCAATCCGGGACATGCGGGGCAAAGCCGCGGGCGTTTTGCCGGTGGGTGTTCTCATTGCTGAATGCGGTCCCAGGTGATGTGTTGGATGACCTGTTCCCAGGATCTGGGGCTGTAGCGGCAGCATGGGCCGAATGGGTAGGCGAGCAATCGTCCATGCCGTTGCTGCCGTTGGAGCAGGCGATGGCCTAGGCCAATGCCTTGATCAGATCGGTTATGGTTTCATTGCCCTCGTGGATGGCGCAATAGCGGGTCCAGGCTTCGGCGACATCGGCGATCGGCTTATCGGCAAACATCGCGTCGAATGTCGCGGCATCAAATTTGCCGTCCTGGTGCCGCGCATCGTCAGCCAGGGCCTCTATCACCATTTTGAGCACCTCATGCATCGCGCCATTCCTTCGGGATGCCGTATCGTTCCAGCATGAGCAGGTAGCGCTCCACGTGGGTTGGGATGACGGTATGGCCATGCACGTAGCGGATGATGCTCGAGCGGGATATGCCAAGCACGCGCTGCGCCGCATAGTGGGATGTGATGTCGAGCGCGAGGAGCTTGGCGGAGAGCTGGCGGCCGGTCATGGGGCACCGTGCCGTTTATCTACCGGCTGAATGCAAATGCTGAAGCATTGACCATTGTCCAATTGGACAATGAGATTGTCCGCATCAGACGCGTCGATAAAATCGACACATCCATAATCCTTGGTACTTTGATTGCCGTCATCGTCAAATCGAACGATGGCGCGGCCTTCAAAATGATGGCGCAATGATAGGCCGACATCGCGAGAGGTGTGGATCAGATCGGATTTAGTGGGCATGATGTGGCTTCCCTTGTGTGTGTGGATCAGGTGTATTTGGTTATGTAATCGCGCGCCTCATCGGTCAGCCGGCCGTGGCGCAGCATCAGCCGCGCCATCGCGGCGTCGGCATCCTGCCGCTTGGCGCGCGCGAGCGCCGTGGTGACGTCGGCAAGCGTCCGAAGCGGAATGCCCTTGCGGGCCGCAACGCCGCGCCAGTATTCGCCGTTGGTCATCAGATAATCTCCACCAAACTAACGGTGCGCTTTTCGATAAGCTTGCGCATGCTGTTGACAAGGGCGCCAGCGTCATCCGCGCTACATGCGTTCAGGCAAATGTAGCCAGTGTATTTGTTGCCGATATGGACGTCGAAAACGTCCGAGCCATCAGTCAGTGTGTGCGTGATGGTTTTGATCGTTATGACCGGACTAATGCCGGGTATGGTTATGGTGGTCATGGCGTGGCTTCCCTTGTTGGTATGTGTCATATGGCACTAGTTGGATTGCGTGTCAAGTGGCGCTAGGCCGCTTGGCGCTGGCGGATGACAAAGCCGGAGGTGTCGCGCTTGGCACGATTGCCCTTGGGGGCAAGGCCAATGACGGTGCCGACAGGGCCGCGAGGATCGAGCTGGCGGAGGTCGTGGCGATCGCCGTCAATGATCTCGTAGCCCTGCCAGCGCAATGGCTTGTCGCCATGAAAGACAATGGCGACGTTCACGCCGCGATTGAGCAGGTCAATTGCCGTTGATTCGTTGGTTTCGGATCGGCTGAATGTGAGGTGGTAGTTGGCCGGGAGCGGACGGTTAAAACGGTTGGGGTTTTTGGTGTAGTCGACAAAGGCGACGGTCGGGAATATCTCGAATATGTTCAGACCAATGTATTGGGTCAGAAATGGGTATTTGATCGACCATTCGGGGCGAATCCGAATGCCCTCATATGCGACATCGGTCGATCCGTTCAGGCGTACGCACGGGATCAGGTGCATGCGCGCCGCACGGGCAATAAGGGATTGCGTCGAGCGAATGATGTCGTTCATGTAGCCAGCGCGGTCGGACATGAAACGGCGCGCCTTGTCCGCACGCGATTTCCGGGTGCTGTTGCCCTCCAGGTCGGATTGGTCCGCAACCATGGAGGCTTGGCCGCTGTAGAGGCCGAGACACAGGCTTATGCACGCGGGAGACGCGTGGCTGCACAGGTTGCCAACACCAGCAGTTGCAGCCGGCGCCATGTAGTGGATACCGTTGAGGTAGCCGTAGCGTTGTGCCTTCAAGGCTTTGGCACTATCGATTGAGTAGATCGCGTTGAGCATGGTGGCTTCCCCTTACCGTTGAGACCGGACCATCCGGTCTATGGCTAGTATCATATGACGCTAGTGGGGAGATGTCAACAGGGGATTAGCAAATATTTTAATGCGGGGAATGTTGATGAATAACCGTCATGAACCGTCATGAATGGTGATAGAATACCTAAAAGCATGACGGCTGACGGTTGCTGACGGCTTCGTCCTATATAGCCCTTCGGGAATTGACTCACGAGGGAACGTAATATTATTACTTTAGGGGGGGCTATATAGAAATTCAGCGTCATGAACCGTCATGCGTCATGCCAGCCGTCAGGACCATTTTAGGTTAGCAAAAAAGTTAATGGTAAGCCACGGCTGACCAATGAGGGCCAAAACTAAAAACTTGCGCGAAATATTGTTGCGCGCAATAATGTTGCGGCGCTCGCTATGATCAGAAATTGATATGGCAAAGACGCCTGTGGATTTGCGTGCGCTGGCTCGTACGCATACCAGCAGTGTTGTTCACATATTAGCAGGCATCGCTAGGCGGAGCAGAAGCGACGGCGCACGCGTTGCTGCATGCACGCTTCTGCTCGAACGTGGATATGGCAAAGCGCCCCAGGTGTTCGGCGAGGACGGCGAAGGCAGCATCAGCGTAATCATCCGCCACATCGTCGAGTCAGTGCCAGCTCCAGGTCGGCGCACCATCGATCATGCACCACTCACGAATGGCAATGGCGATACATCGGCGGGCGACAACAACGGGGACACATGATGTCTCTGTGCCGCAGCGATATCTTGCAACATGTCGTTGGCGTGCATCACCAATCATGCGCCACCTGGCCAGCATGCGTCGATCAGCTCGAGCCAGCATCAGCCCGGCATATCCCACCCCGGATTCATGCTGAGGGAACCCAGTCGCGGGTCCTACAAATGGCAACGTCCCCCGCCTATTCGTGTTTGCATTTTGCCATTCCGCACGCACCACCCACCGATTTTTTTGCTGCGGAGATTTAGCATGCATCATCTGCACTACGGGAAATCCAAGAAGCCGTTGGCCTGTGTGAAGCCGGATGACCGCTATCCGACCATGTGGCGCATTCATTGGCCGGATGGCGAGGTGTCGGACATGGTCAATCTGGCGCGAGCCAAGGATGCGGCGGTGGTGATCTGTCGTCGGAAGTATCCCAAACTGCCGCATGATGGGCGGCTCCATTGGAAACAGGATAGCGGCCAGAGCCGTTCAGAGGCACGCCACAGCGATTTTGGCGGGGTGCCCGCTACCCCGGTAGCCACCATCCCAAAAACCGAACCCACGGCGGCTTCCAACCCGGATTACTCGGACGGTTACTGGGGTGTGTGATGGGGCGATTGGAGGGGTGGGCGCGTGATGATCTGGGGCAATTGCTTCCCCGGCCGACCCCTGCGGTTTTGCGTTGTGTGAAATGCGGCCTGGAGCGTGATTTCCGGCCTCGGAAGGACCGGCGAACGGGCCAACCCTACTGCAAGGGCTGCATGCATGCGTACTGGCAGGCCTGGCGCCGTCGCCGCCGTGATGCGGCGATAGCGGCCCGGAAGGCCACCATATTGGCGGGGTGGCGGTGATGGGTGTCCCTCTCCCGCACGCCGGCTGGCTACCTCGGCCGCATCAGCTAGCGCTTTGGAAACACTTGCAATCCGGCGGGCGGCGATCGATGGCGGTGTGGCACCGGCGTGCGGGCAAGGACGAGATCTGCCTGCATCATGCGGCGTGCAGTGTGATCCAGCGTCCTGGGAATTATTGGCATTGTCTCCCTGAGTTTCTGCAGGGCCGGAAGGCCATCTGGACGGCCATCAATGCGCACACGGGGAAGCGCCGCATTGACGAGGCATTTCCGGTTGCCATCCGGGAGACCGTGAATGACAACGAGATGTTCATCCGTTTCATCAATGGGAGCACGTGGCAGATCATCGGCTCCGATCGCTACGACGCCACGGTTGGATCGGGTGTCGCCGGCATCACATACTCCGAGTGGGCCCTGGCCGTTTCATCCGCGTGGGCGTATCACCGGCCGATGGTGGAGGAGAACAACGGGTGGGTGATATTCATCACCACCCCGCGCGGCCGTAATCATGCGTTCAACATGTATAATCATGCTCGCGCTTCGCCCTCTTGGTTCTGCGAATTGCTCACCGCCACGGACACGGGTGCGCTATCTCCGACCCAGCTCGACGAATCGCTGGAGGAGTATTGTGCGCTGTATGGTGAGGATGTCGGGACGGCGCAATTTAACCAGGAGTATAACTGCGACTGGAGTGCTGCGATCCTGGGTAGTTTCTATGCGCGTGAGATGGCGGCGTTACGGATTGAGGACCGTATCCGGCCGATAGACCATATTCCCGACCAGCCGGTCCACCGGGCGTGGGATCTGGGGATGCGGGATGACACGAGTATTTGGTGGTACCAGGTCGTCGGTGCGCAGCTGTTCATTCTCGACCATTACGCGACCAGCGGCATGGGGATCGAGGAATGGCGCGATCTCATCGAGAAGCGGCACGAGGAGCATGGCTGGAAACACGGCATCGATTATGTGCCGCACGATGCGAAGGTGCAGGAGATGGGCACCGGGCGGACGCGTGTGGAGGTGATGATGCAGGTCGGGCTCAAGCCGCAGGTGGTTCCGAAGGCCAACGTTGCGGACGGGCGCAGCGCGGTGCGCAGGACGCTGCCGCTCTGTGTTTTCCATCCGCGCACGGAGGACACCGGCATCCGGGCGCTGGAGGAGTATAAACGCGAATGGGACGACGAGAAGAAGGCATTCCGGTCCAATGCCGTCCACGACTGGACGAGCCATCCGGCGGACGCCTTCATGTATCTGTCGCTGTCATGGAAGCCGACCACCGTGCGCCGCCCGCGCGAGCAGCCGCCATCCGGCTGGCGCATTCCGCCGCCGCGCGAGATACCACACAACCAGGGGATCGTGTTTTGAGAATGCCGCGCATGACAAAGCCCGATCCGATCCGCCCCAGGCTCGGGCAACTCACGCCCGCCTGGTGGTGGAAGCGGCGGCCGGTGCGGCCAGCCCCGACACCCGTCCCGCTCTCGCAGGAGCGCGCCTATCCGCTGATGTACGTGCTCGAGCGTTCCATCGGCAAGCCGAACCGGCGCGCCAACATGGCTCGCTTCGGCCGCCTGCACCGGCATCTCACCAATCGTTATTTCGACTACAGCCACCGCCGCTGGAAACGGGAATTGACAGCATGAGCACCAATGGAAGCCTCGATGTGGATGAGGGCCCGCGCATGCATCATCTGCTGCACGGGGCGCGCGGCGCCGGCTCGGTCATTCCGGTGCTGGCCAGGGCCGCGGATGCGCTTCACGATGCCGGCCGGGCGTTGCAGGCCATTGCGGGCGACCTCGCCACAATCGGCGCCGACACCGCGCGTGCGCTCTCGGACACGACCGAGATGAAACGGCATTTGCGCGCCATCACCGAGCGCGAGCAGGTCCTGCGGCGCGAGATGGATGCGCTCAAGTTGCAACTGGCGCGGCAGCGGCCCACCCACACCCGCAACGTGCTTGCGAAAAAACCGCAGAAAAAACGGCGGCGGCGATGAGAAAACAATTACCGCCCAAGTCCCCCGGCAAGCCGCGTTCGGACTGGCTGCGATCCCTGCGCGGCATCCGCGGGATGGAGCGATCATGCCCCGAATGCGGCGCCAAGGCCGGCCAACTGCACAAGCCCGACTGCTCGAAACGGATCAAACGGGAGAAGCCAAAATGACGAAAAACTCCCGCCGCAAGGTCGTGGTGCGCGACGGCGTGCCGTTCTGCCTCACCAAGGACGGCGAGCTCAACATCATCGCGCTGCATTGCGCCATGCTGGAAGTGGTCGGGCGGAAAAAACTGCTCGACCAGGTCGCCGATGTCTACGCCCGCATGATCGAGGACGGCCACCCATGATGGATCATTTCGAACCGCCTCCCCCGCTAAATCCCGCGGACGTCATTCTCGCCTGCGAGACATTGATGCGCGCCGGCTTCGTCGAGGAAGGCCTCGCCGTTCTCGCTCAAGTGGCGCTGGATCGCAAAGCCCTGATCAAACTGCTGGCACAAGCCGAGGCCCGCTATGCCTAAACGCACGACGGGCGGCGAAGGCAAGCGCATGCCGATGAACATGCGCACGACGGCCGAACTGCGCCGCAAGATCGACAAGGCCGCGCGCAGATCGGGTCGCTCGCTGGTGCAGGAGGTGGAGCATCGCGTCGAGCAATCATTCCGGCGCGATAAAACTCTCGAGACAATCGGCCCGCTTGCCGAAAGCCTCGCGCATCTCGACAATTGCCTTAATTCTCTCGCCACCAGCAACGTCCAGAACGAGTATAATATCGGCAAAATCAATACCATGTGGAGCGATATCATGCGACGGCTGGACGAGATCGACGCCCGCCTGATTTCCATGCGCGTGACCTGCGAGCCGCCACTCCATCCGGAGATGCTCAATGGCTGAATACCAAGCCACCGCACCAGTCAAAGAGGACATCCGGTTCGACGACACCGAATTCAATGTCGCGCTCGAGCCGAAAAGCGCCCACGCATGGCTTAATCTGCTGGAGGAATCCGAGGACGTCTTCGAGGACTGGCACGACCACTGCGACAATATCGAAAAACGCTACGCCAACATGGAACGCCTCGCCGACATGAGCCGGCCGAAGGAGTTCCAGATGTTCTGGGCCAATATCGAGGTCGAAAAACCCGCGATCTATTCCAACCCGCCCGAGCCCGTCGTCGTCACCAAGTTCAAGGATCGCCGCCCCGTCTACCAGGCCGCCGCCGAAATGCTCGAGCGCTGCACCACCGTCGCGTTCGATCTCGCCCACATCAACGATCTCATGCTCGCCGTGCGCGACGATGTCGTGCTGATCGGCCGCGGCGTCGCCTGGTGCCGATACGAGTCGGGTGGCAAAGGCTCA